TTGGGTAAACGTTATTGCGTTGCCTGCTGTTCCGGAGGGAGCGGTGTAGAAGCGGTGTTGTCCGTCCCCTTGGTTGTACCGTGTTGCAAAGTCGGATGCAATGTATTTGTCGCCGGAACTATAAAAGAAATTTGCCGACAAACTAACTTCGTTGCCGTATCCGTATAAAGCCGCTCGGTTTATTTGAAAGACTGGCGTGACCGTTGTCCAAGCACTCGGCGTCACCCCAAGGCCGAGGTTGCCGCCTGCCCCACTGACACTGTTTGTCAGAGTCAAGTAGGTTGTAGCGCCTTCTGCAATTGTGAAGTTGTAATTGCCAGAACTGTTGGATTGCGCCAAAGTAAATGCGTACCCTGTGCTAAGAGCGCCTTGGTTGGCGTTCAGCATCAAAGAGGCGGCTGTATTACCAGACTGGTAAATCCGCGCTGTTCCAAGCACATCCACCTTATAAGCAGGCGAACTCGTCCCAATCCCCAGCCCTGTGCTGGTGAGGCGCATGGCTTCGGAGCCGCCAACAGACCAATACTGAACGCCGCTATTCAGCGCAGAGTAAAGGGCGTTGTATGTCGTCCCAGTTTGTGTTGTGCTTTGAGCAATAACAAAATCACCATACACATTAAAATCGTTTTGGATTCGATATGAACGACTGTCAGTATTCGCTGCATAACCAATATCAAAACTTCCACCAGTTGAGCCGGTTGCAGTTTTAATACGACCAGTATTTGAAAGCAAACTCCCATCAAACGTCAGCGCACTACCGCTTGTCGCCACCTTGGAGCCGTTGAGGTACAGGACGCCGTTGGCGGTTCCGCCGGAGAGGGTGACGTTGCTGGATGCGGTTAGGGTAGTAAACGATCCCGCAGCCGCCAATGACTGACCAATGGTGACGCTATTGATCGTTCCCGATCCCGTTATATTCCCACCAAGCGTTAGTGTCTTGCCGCTGCCCACGTTCATCGAAACGCTTGTGCCTGACGCTGAAAAGATAGCGTCAATAGAATCAAGGTTCGTGTTAAGTTTGTTGCCCCATGTGTCAGTTGACGCACCAACTTCAGGCTTCGTCAAACTCAAATTGGTGGTTGTTGTATCAGCCATGTTTCACCTCAATAAGGGGACGTTTGTGGCGTCCAAGATTTGCTTGGGGTTGTTTGCGTAGACCAGGATTGCGCCACAACGGTTTGCGGAACCCATGTATCGGTTGGGTCGGATTGCTCATCCCACGTTGCTGGCCCCACCACAATCGTTGACCAACTATTCGTTGGACCGGGAACGGGTTCCCATTTCTCAACACCCGTTGCGCTTACGCTTGATGTTGCTGTAATCGTCACCGCCGCCAGTTGCCGCACGCCACCGGCGGCTGCAACCAGACTTTGCGCACTAATCGCAACAACACCTGATGCAATCCTGTTAGCGCTTGGCGATACAACGGACGCAGCGCCAACCGCTACAGCGCCCTGGCTGACACGGCTAGCGGCAACCGATAACGCTGAAGCGGCGGCAATTGTTACAGCACCTTCGTGAACCTCTGAACCTGACGCGCTAACCGTTGATGTTGCGCTAACCGCCACAGCACCAAGCGCAATGCGCTGACCCGTTGGGCTAACACTTGATGCTGCCGCAATGGCAACAATGCCTAAACCAATACGCTGCCCTGCTGTAACCGTCGCGCTTTGCGCGGCAATAGCTACGGCGGCATCTTTATAGGCTGCCTGCCCATAAATATTGATGCCATAAACGCCAGCGCCGTAACCGTTCATTAGTCAAGAGTGATGTCGAAATCACCGGCATTGAATCGAAACACGTCATTGGTTCCGATTGATTTGGATGCGCTAAGTTGCCCAACGGCTAACATATTGCCCGACGTTGACGCGTCATAAAGCGCCGTATGCGTTACGGTTCCCCACGAACCCGTGGCGGTTGGAAACTCAACGGCTGATGTGTTCGTTGCGGCTGATCCCGATACCGTAAACGCCATGGATTGGCGCAGATAACCGTTGCCCGACACTTCGTTGCTTGAGCCTGACTCGCCAGGGTCAGCGGTAAAAAGGCCAACGTAAATGGTGGCCGGTGCTGAGTAAGCCGATCCGCCAAACACATGCCCAAGGACTTTGTTTTCAAGATAGTCGGAGAATGAATTAGCCATGGATTACCCCATTGGTTTGGCGCGAACGCGTGGCGTTGTTCCGCTGTAATTGGCGCGTTCTTGCTCAAGTTTCATGGCCTCAATGCCACGTTCATAAACAGCACTCCAAACGGGAATGCGCGAGTCATCTTGCAAGTAAGGCGCCGATTGCAATAGTGCGCCATATAGATAAAGGTCAGGGTGTTTGGTCAGCAACCAGTTCGTTGTATTGCTATCAGACAACGCGGCGATCTTGCCGTAATACGTCATCTGAACCTGCGTCGTATCTGTTCCAGGCGATGGCACAACCTTGAACGTGTCACCGATAATTGTGTAATAACGCGGCGTGCCAGCCGCCGAAAAGTAACGCGTATAAAAGTCATCGCTTTGTTCATCGCTCAAGAACTCCAATTTGGTTGGCGTTGTTGTGAGCAAAACAAGATTTTCCATTTGCAGAAAATCGGATGGCAGTTGCGTGTATTCGGTATCAAGTGTGGCGTTAGCACGCACAATCATTTGGCGAACGCGTACGGTTCGATTGAACTCGGCTTCCGCCAACGTGATGAAGTCGGCAATAACAGACGTCAAATCGGACCGATTTAACCAATCGGCAATCGACGTTTTAAGTTGTGCGTAAGTGCCAAGCGCCATAGTCAGGCAGCGTCCTTTTTGCGAAGTTCGGTCTTAAGACCGATTGATGCTCGGTAAGCATCCTCTTGAGGACGGATTGCCCAGGTGTGCTGATGCTTGTATTCCCAGGTTCCTATATGTCCAATGTGCTTGGACAGGTCATGATCAATATACAACGGAATCTGATTGTCGCGCAATAACTTGCAAAAGTATATGTCTTCGCCCATGTAGCCTTTAGCCGCCACATCCCATGGCGTAGCAAACCAAGGCATCTCAATGGCGCGAAACACGTTTGTGTCAACCATCATCACACCAGTGCCTACGGCATCAACTTGTTCAACGCCCGTGTCATGCTCGCCGGTATAGACAGGTACCTTGCGTTGAGTTTCTGGATCATAGTTCGCCGCCGTCGGCCCAACTGGCATTCGCCTGCGCGGGCAGTTGGCAGCAACAACAAGTAAATCGCGGTCAAGCAACTGCTTGATCGTATCTTGCGGAAAACGCATGTCGCTATCGATAAACAGCACCACGTCGGCGTTGTTTTCCATGGCGGTCATCACCAATTCTGAACGCTGGCTTACAAGAAGCGTTCCTTTGGAAATGTTGACGTTTACCGCGTCATTCGGATGGTGTGCAACATGAAACGCCACAGCGTTTACAAGGTCAAATGCAAAGTCTGAATGCACTTCGTCCCTTGCCGGGACGCATACGCTAATAATTCGTTTCTTGTCCATCACACCCTTCCTGGTCGAGTCCTGAAAAATCGGTTATCGGGATCATTGAGCCACTTCTTAAAATCTTTTTCTGTGCGCGTGATGCCCTGGCTCACCAAGTCCATGTAGATATTCATGGGGATGGATGCAACCTGTACGCCAAGACCTTCACCGTTCCACCTGGCGCGTTCGTCAATGGATGCAAACTGTGCCTTGTTCGTTTCAACAATGGGTGTTGCGTCTTGGATTGTTTCAATCACCGCTGTGTCTGTGGCCTCGTCGTAATGCCAAATGCGCGTTAGGCCAAGAAGTGGATCATGCTCGAAAAGTTTTGATTCCATGTAAAAACGGGAGCGTTTCCGCCCCCGTTCCTTGTTGCTGGTTAGGTCGAAAGGTCAGCCGCCAAACCGTGTGCCTTCTCGTTGTAAATGGCAAGGCCATATTCAGCGAGGAGCAAGCGCTTTTCAGCATCACCCGTTGTTGCAAGCTCAACTTGCTGGAACGGACGAAGGAAATGCACACCGGCGTAATCAGGTGACAGCACAAACGCGTCACGATCACGCTGGAAACGGTTTGGAACAATGTTGACTTGTCCAAAGTCACCAACATACACATCAGCCGCGCCAATGATCTGCGCTTGCTTGCCAGCAGGCACATCACGATAGCGCGTTGCGATACCGTTGAAGCCAGAAACAACTTGCTTGTTCTTGGCGCCAACCATCACAATCGAAGGATCGCCGCCCTGTTCCCACACTTTCTGAAGCACATTCTTGAGAATGGTTTCAGTGAATGCGCGGGTTACGCCATCGCTGCGATCATCGTTAGGCAGCGTGGTGTAAGAGGGATCAGCACCGTTCGTGCCCTTGTCGGTGTTGGTCTTGATGAACGCGAGCAACGATCCGGTTTTCTGAGCCGTTGTCGAGTCACCAGCGGATGCTGCCTGGTTAGCCAGCATGATGGTTTCCATATCACGCTTCAGTTCAGCCGCACGCTTTGCCAACTGGTAGGCCAATTCTGACTTACGGCCTGCTTTGTTGACAGCCTCAACCGTACCGGAGATCACTACAGTCTTGCGGCTGATCTGTGTGTAGTTGGTCAGTTGAACGGTTGGCGTTACAGCGTCAAACGTGGAAATGTCATCACCTTGCAGTTGCGCGTTTGCGGTCGTGTTGTCCGCCAACGTGTCTGTCTGCCACTGGAACAGCGTGTTGCTAGCTGTACCGCGTCCAATGTTGTTCATGAACGGTGTGGTTTCAGGGCTGATGTTGTAAATCTGATTGCTCAAGTCCTCACGAATACCCTTTGCAGAGTAAGTAAGGAAGGTGTTTGATGCGATAGTCATTTGGGTTTCCTTTAGATAAGATGTTCAAACAGTTTGGCAGCGTCACGAACGTTGCCGGTTTTTGCAAGGCGCTGTTTGGCTCGGACTACTTCACTCGTGGAAACTTTCGCGGACTTAGGATTACCCGGTGCAATGACTTTGGCTTGCTGTACGGTTGGCGGCTTGGGCTTGATCGTTGCCTGCTTCGCCGCAATGCGGTCGTACAACATAGCTTTACGAAGCAATTTGACAACGCGGTGATCAGCCACGCCTTTCAAATCTTCTTCCTTAAAGCCTTCCTTCAAACCAAATTCAATAAGAGCCGCCTTTTCGGATTTCGCTGTGTCAGCGTTTTTCCATTCAGGGATAGCCTCCACAAGAAGTTGCGCTTCTTGCTCAAGCCTGGCCTTCATTGATCGTTGCACTTCGGCCTGCTGCAACTGGTTCAATCGCTGGAGTTCGGCCTGTGATGCTGCCAATTTCTCGTTGCGCTGACGTTGCAACTCGGTTTGCCGCACCCATTCAATCGGATCGTCCCTGTATAGACTCTCCATATCAATCGGGTTTTCCTGCTGCTGTTGGATTTGCTGTTGCAAAGCCGTAAGCAATTGAGCGTAAGTTTGCCGCTCTTCACGCACCGCGTTCAGCTCGGCTTCAGCGGCCTTGCGCTGTTCAGCCAATGCTTGCGTTTTGCGTGTGTAGTCAGCGGTGCGCTGGTAGCCGTTGATCAACTCATTGAGTTCAACCTCTTGTTCTTTGCCATCAATCTTGACGGTGAACTTTGGTGGCTCGCTGGATTGCTCTGACTCTTGAGCGTCTTCGTCTGACTCGCTCGATGCTTCAACGTCTTCGGACCCTTCGCCTTGCTCTTCCGCGTCTGTCTCTGCATCGCCAACATCATCGGATTCGGCTTGCGCCTCATCCGTTTGCGCCTGGGTTTCTGTTTGTTCTCCGGGTTCGGCAAACATCGACTCAAAGGCTTTGGCGGCTTGCGCCACCGTCATACCCGCTGTGCTTTCGCTTTCAACGGTTGCTAAATTGTCACTCATTTCATGCGCTCCATCAAGTTTTGGTCAGTTTCCGTTGGCGATCAGCCGCCATGCGGGTCAACGTACCGCTGGTTATCACGCTTCCAAAGTAAGTTTGAAGACGGTCCATAGCTTTGAAGTCATGAAAGATCGCCTCTCGATGCTTGGCATCTTCCGAGTGCGTCCATTCTTCAAACAGTGATTCTCTAATTTGCTGCCACGCTTCCTGATAAAGCGTGGAGTTGATGATTCGTTCTGCTTCCTGTGCTCTGCGTAATTTTTCGTCGTTGGTCATTGCATGGGTTGCGCCGCTGTCACGGCTTGTTGGGATTGGTTAATGGCTTGTATTTGCAAACGCTCACGATCCATTGCTACTTTGGCATCGATTTCGGCTTGCGTTGCAGCCAAGTCTACTTGATACTTAAGTTCCATCTCTTGACGCTTCAAGACGCCATCTTGTGCAATGCGATCACGCTCACGATCATCAGCGCGAATCATCTTTTCACGCTCAAGGGCAAGTTCGGCGGCTTTCTTTTGAATGTCAGCCTGAATCGATTGAATCTGAACTTGCGCCAAGGCTTGCGTAGGATCGGGCTGCGGCTGTTGCGGAGGAGGCGAAAAGTCCATCGGCAATTGATTGAAAAATTGCGTCGAGTCTTTGTATCCCGCCATCTCTACTAGCTTGGCTAACGTGTTGGCGTATTGACCAACCGTCACAATCGGATTGTTGACGCCAAGCGTTTGGAGTAACTGCTCTTGCTTGCCCGCTATGGCTTGCAAAAATTGAATCTTTTCATCAATAC